AGGCGATTGGAGGTCGAGGTGCTTTTGAATCCGTGGCCGACACCAACAGCGCATCTTGGCAAGGAGGGGGCTTACCCAGCGGAGTACACGAGGAAAACCCCATCGCTTACAGCAGCGGCAATGGAGTCAGAGCAGAAGCCACACAGCAGTGGCCACCTGAACCCAGAGTGGGTCGAGTGGTTGATGGGTGTGCCGACAGGGTGGACAGGCTTAGACTCTTGGGAAACGGAGTAGTACCACAAACAGCAGCAAAAGCATGGAATATACTTAGTAAAAGATTAAACTAGAACTGTAGGAGGTTCACATGGTACTTATTCCCAATAAAGCTAATCACCAAAAAGCAATGGAGATGGCGACCAACAAAGCATTTAACGGCAAGACAATGTTGGATAATGGTTCTGGTCAATACGCTGGCAACCTAGCTGAGTTGATGTTTAAAGACCTTCTTGATGAGCAATACCTTGAGTACGACTACACGGCAGCAACTAGCTTTCACTTTGATTTCAAGATAGGCAAAGCAACTGTTGACCTAAAGGCCAAGCAAAGGACTGTTGATTGTCAAGCTAGTTACGATACTCATGTCAACCTTTACCAGAAAGATTACCCCTGCCATTATTACATCTTTGCAAGCGTCTTAATCCCAAAGGGTGAGAAGCTGGCAACGAAGGTTCAGTTTATGGGGTGGTGCAGTAAAGAAGACTACTGGGCGACTTGTGAGATAAAGAGAAAGGGCCAGAACTCTGATGGGCTGATAGAGCGAGAAGATGGCGGCAAGAAGAAGTACCATGATCTAAAGCCAATGTCTTTATTTATGGCAAATATTGAGAAGCACTTATATCAATTAGCATTTGGGGATTAACATGAAGCTAATAAAGAATGAAACATGGGAGCCAGAAGAAGGCGACATCATACAATGGCAGCGAGCTTATCAGGCTGTCAATGTACACAAGGAACTTTTAGCTATGGAGTCTTGGCTGGACGCTAACCCTACCAGACGAAAGACCAAGACTGGTATTAAACGATTTGTGAATAGCTGGCTTGCGCGAGCGCAGAACCAAGGCGGTTCAAGCCCAATGGCAAAGTCGATCAAGACCAATAGCATAAGGGCAAGGACGATTGACGAGAGCCTGACCGACATCACATGGCTCGACCCAGAAGATCAGGTTGCGATGAAGGATTATTATCTAAAGACTCGAGGCTATTATTTCGACGGAGCAATGCAGAATGGATAGAAGGTTAAGTGGTAAACAGCCGACAAAGTACGAGTTTAAAGGTGAACACGAAAACCTGATAACAGGAAGGTTTTATACGTTGCGCGAAGTGTCTGAGATCATCGGCGTAAACAACAAGACCATGCACAGCAGAATGCGCAACAAACCATTCTTAACCGACAGGGAAGTTAGTGGTACCAAGTCTCAGTATTACTATGTAAGAAATGGGGTAGTGGCTCAAGAGCATATTCACCGTCTGGAAACTCACGAACAAAAGATGTCAGATGCTTGGCTAAGGAAGAAGCTGACATGAGCCAAGGCGATTTTGTTATTGTTAAAGACAAAGTAGAACTTGAGAAACGGCTTCCGTTTATTCTTAAAAGACTGGAAGGCTGGGACTACACACAGCCTCTCTGTTTAAAATTTGAGCAGTACGATAACCCAAGAACCCTAAGCCAGAATGCTTTGTTTCATATCTGGTGCAAGGAGATGTCGGACGTTTTCATAAAGAAGATTCATGACGCTACGCCAGATGGCGTTAAGTGGATGATGAAAAGCAAGTTCTTAGGCACTCAAGATATTAAGGTAGGTCAAACGGAACTGTTAAACCAAGTCAGGAGTTCGTCAAAGCTGACTAAGGGGGAGATGGTTTACTTCATGGATCAGGTGTATCAGTGGGCTTCTGAAAGAGATGTGTTTTTATCCTTGCCCCAGTACAATGAGTACACCGAACTAAAACGAAAACAGGACAAATAACATGGCTCATATTGACCATAGATTATTGTACGACTTTGTAACCACTGACCGACAAAGGGAGATGCTTGACGCTATCATCACTCACGGCTCACACAGGAAAGCAGCAAAGGTTTTAAGTATCAATTCAAGGACGATTGATAAAGCCATTAAATCATTGGAGATAAGAGCAGCCTCTCAGGGTGTTGCCCCTCACAGGGATGTCAACCGGCAAACGATGGAAGGTTTTGAGGCTAAAAGAGTTTCTACAGCTTACAAGGAAGATGGCTCTATAGCATTGCAGTGGGTCATTCAAGAGCCTGAAAAGCGCAGTATGCAGCAAAAGCTCGATGCCATGATGGAAGGCATGAAGGAAGATCTGGAAGGCTTTAAACAGCCATTAAAGCCGCCTAACGAGGTTGATACTGATTACCTTGCTATGTACATGATAGGCGACCACCACTTCGGCATGTTGGCCGATAGCGAAACCAAAGTTGACGATGACGACTGGGACATTAAGATTGCCACCAAGACACTAAGCCAGTCAATCGACAGGCTATCAAACAGGGTTGGCAATGCACATACGGGAGTTCTTCTAAACGTAGGCGATTTCTTTCACGCAGACAGCAGCTTTAATACCACTACCAAAGGCACTCCGGTTGATGTAGATACACGGATCGGCAAGACATTTAAGTTAGCTGGCAGACTGTTTAACCTGTTAATAGACAAGATGCTGCAAGTTCACCAACATGTGGTAATCGTAAACGTAAGAGGTAATCACGATCACGATATGGCATGCCACCTATCCAGTTGCCTTGACCTGCTATACCGAAAAGAGCCTCGCGTTGAAATAATCAAAAACTACTCAAAATTTATAAGTTACACATGGAACAATAACTTATTCGTTTTTCATCACGGCGACAGGATAAAGCACGAGCAAATACTTCAGACTGTAATTAAAAACCTAGACGATGAATGGGCAAGCTGTAAGAATAGATACTGCCATTTGGGGCATATTCACCACCACACCGCCAGAGAGGTTGGTTCTATGCACTTTGAACATTGGGGTAGTCTTACTGCTACTGACCAATGGCATAGCGACTCAGGCTATGGCGCAGAACGGTCAATGACGGCAGTTGTTTACCACAAACAGTACGGCGAAGATTCGCGGGTCAAAATAACAGTTGAGGCGTTAGATGAGTAATGTATATAAATTTCCTAGCAAGAACACTAACGTGCATCGAATGTTTTGTGACAATTGTCTTTGCATTCTTGAATATTGGGTTGGTGATGACGATTCTGCTTATGGTATGTGTCCGAGATGCAATCTTAGCTCCCCTGACATGGTGCAAGTTGAAATTGGGGAAGATGAATGAGCGCACTTGATGAGCAGGTCGGCGGCGACCACTACAAGAACAAAGCGATACAGCCAATAGAATACATCATGGCTAACGAAATGGATTTCTGTGAGGGCAACGTGGTTAAGTACATCACTCGGTGGAAGGATAAGGGCGGCGTTGAGTCGCTTAGAAAGATCAAACAGTACGTTGACTTCCTAATAGAGCGGGAGCTAAAAAATGGCGATTAAGCGAGATGCAGCAGATAGGTGGTTCAGTGATGTGATTCGCCAGAAGGCGGGCTACCAGTGCGAACACTGCGGTAAGCAAGACGGAAGGATGGAATCGGCCCACCTGTATGGCCGGTCAGCCAAGTCCGTCCGCTGGTCTTTGGATAATGCGGTTTGCCTATGCCATTACTGTCACCGAACTTTTACGGCCAACCCGCTTGACTTCACCATCTTCCTACAGAAGTACAAAGGACAAGGACATCTTGATATTCTCAGGGAAAAGTGGCAAGTGCTGATGCCTACGACCAAGAAGCTGAGGGCTGAAATAGCCAGTCACTACAAGGAAGAACACAAGAAGATGCTTGCCGATGATACCTATGAGCCAGTTTCTTATAATTAAATTCATTTATTTGTATCAAAATGCTTTACAACGTCAAGGGAAAGCCCCATAGTATCACCTCATTCAACGAAACGGGATTTACACCATGGAATACAAGATTGATCAAGAAGTCTGGGTAAAATGCGCTGGTACTGATACTTGGGTTATTGGAGTTGTTACTGGACAAACAGCCAAGCGAATTAAAGTTTATAACGAAGTCCGAAACTTAGAAGGACTTTATGCACCTTCTAGCGTCAAAGCAAAGTAATTAAGCCAGCCCCTTCGGGGGCATTCAAACCAAGGGGAAAAACATGAACACATTTTTAAACTTAGTAAACGCAATACCAACGCCAGCCAAGGTTGCCATTCTGGTAGCTCTGTATTTGATCGCAAGCACTATGGAATACAACGACTGCATCAACATGGGGGTGTGCTAATGCGCTTAGATAAATTTGTAGACAAATGCTTTATTGAAAACCAGAACTGGGACGGCCATCTGATTAGCGTTTCTGATGACCTTAAAGAAGAAATCTGCCTGATGTGGCTGACAGAGCACATGTCATGGTGCGAAGATGTATTTGCTGCCTATGAGCAGGACTCTTACGAGACGCTGCTGCTTGACCTGTATGACAAGAGGGACGGAACGTTTGCCTCAAAGACAGTAATAAACGCTGCATTGCGATACGTTACAGGCGATCTGCCGATGCAGGATTACGAGGACGACTGCTTCTACAGCGTAGCCCTTGACTACTTTAAGAAAGAACTTTACACAATGTCACCGCTAGACTTTGACGAATGGTACAGAGGCGGGATATACCTTTACCTTGAAATCAGACTGAGCGAGCTAGTGATGGACGCTTACATCAAAGCAGTCAACCCAGAGGAGTTTTAGTTATGGATATGGTAGAAGTATTCAACAAAGTAGAAGCGCATTTGTTGGCGCAAGGTGTGAAGTCTATTAGAAAGCAGTCTGAATACATGTGCGCCTATAGAGGAACAGGCGGTCTGAGCTGCGCCGTAGGCTGTTTAATTAAAGACGAGGCTTACAATAAAGGTTTAGAAGGCATAGCTATGTGGGCAGATGAAAAGGAAGAAGATCGCCAAACGCTACTTGAAGAAGCGTTAATAAATTCTGGCATTGATCTAAAGCCAACAACAACTCACATGCTTAGCGACCTTCAGTATTTACATGATCGAAAAAATCCAAAAGACTGGAAGCAGGAACTACAAAAGCTGAGGGTTAAATACTTTGGCATCGACACATCAAACACATGTGACGAAAAAACTGCAATTGATCGACATAACAACTAACAAACAGGTGGGGTTAAATTATGATTAGTTTTATTTTGACTTTAGTGATTGGTGGTTTCTTACTGTATGGCGCTTACTTGATTGTGGAAGATAAGCAGGCAGAGTGGGAATTAAAAAAGAAGATACGGGAAGCCAACAAGATGGCAGATCGTTTCATTAAACAGACACAAGCCAACAATAAGAAACAAAAGTTTTAGATCGAGGTTTCCCCTGACCTTTTGAGCAGGACTAGCCCACCTGTGATCGCAACGGGCTACTATACCCAGACAGGCATAAGCGATATGCAAAACAGTCATTATTCAGCCAAGGTAGTAATCACTATAATGCCGCTCCAACTTAGAGAGAGGTGTAAGGTGATACTGTACGGCATAGTAGTGACAATCGTTGGCCTTCTGGCAATAGCAAAGGACGACATTAAAACAGCCCCTTAATTGGGGCTTTTTATTAGGTGCGAAAATACGGACTTCAAGTACAGTTTTACATGCAAAGTGCTGATTATGGTACATTGTCAAGATAAGTGATAAACTGTTGCGGCCATTAGCAGAGATGCGGGAGGCACCATGAAGCATTTACAGATCACGCAGCGTATTCTAGACTGCGAAGAAAACGGCTGGAATGACCTGCTTGTTAAGATTGATAACATAACGCAGAGTATAATAGACTCCCCCTCAGCGGTGTTTCAGATTAAGACTGCCCTTATATACTGGTGCGATGCTGTCGATATTAGACTCAACGCATTACCGCCAGACGAGGAAGAAGTGATACTGCACAACCCCTCAATGAACCATGAACAAACTTTTGGAACGGAGGCTTAATGTCAGGCAGACCGCCTTGGATACCAGACGAGCATATTTGTGAGCAAGCAGAAGATATGGCTTCTCATGGATTAACCATTTCTCAAATAGCTGATTGCTTGGGCATCAGTGAACGGACTGTCTACGACAAACAGAATGAATATCCACAGTTTTTGCAGGCTATAAAAAGAGGCCGCAGTTCTGGAATGGATAAGGTAACTAATAAGCTATTCGAAAAGGCAATGTCTGGAGACAATACCGCCATCATCTTTTATCTAAAGAATAGAGACAGAGAGAACTGGGGAGACCAGTACATAGAGCCAGTCAAAGAAATCCCACAAATCAACATTATGATCGACCCTCGTGCAATTAACCCTACCGCAGAGTGAGATATTCATTTGCCCAAGCCGCTTTGTTGCTGTTGTAGCTGGCAGGCGATTTGGCAAGACCTTCCTATCGACCGGCAAGATACTTGAGCAGGCCATTAAAGGAAGGAACCGCAACGTATGGTACGTGGCCCCAACATACGGGGCAGCCAAAGAAATTGCGTGGGATATGCTGATAGCTTCTATACCACCAGAATACGTTTCTAAGACTAACGAGACCAGCTTAACAATACGCCTTATTAATGGCTCGGTAATCGCTTTAAAGGGCGCAGAGAAGCCAAATAACCTACGCGGACGAGCTTTGGACTTTGTTGTGCTAGATGAGTTTGCAGACATGCGGCCAGAGGCATGGAGTGAGGTTCTTAGACCTTCGCTTTCTGACAGGCAGGGTGGGTGCTTATTCATTGGCACACCGAAGGGACGTAACCACTTTTACGATATATGGGCTAAGGGTATTGACGGCGACAATGATTGGTCGAGCTTTCAGTACACCACTTTGCAAGGCGGGAACGTACCAGAGGAAGAAGTTGCTGCTGCCCGTAATGACCTAGATGAACGAACCTTTCAGCAAGAGTACGAGGCTGCGTTTGTCAACTACAGCGGTATCATTTATTATGCCTTTAATCGGGAGAAGTCTGTCAAGCGCATTGAGGATACTGGCGGCACTCTGCACATTGGGCTAGACTTTAACATCGACCCAATGAGTGCGGTTGTCTGCTTACGTCATGGCAATGATTTGTTAGCGATAGATGAGATCGTCATGTATGGCAGCAACACAGATGAGATGGTTTCGGAGATACGTTCTAAGTATGGAGACAGACCTGCTATAATCTACCCTGACCCAGCCTCACGGCAAAGGAAGACAAGCGCAGGCGGTAGAACAGACCTGAGCATTTTACAGAATGCAGGCTTTGCGGTGAAATCTAAAAACAGTCACGCACTGGTCAGGGATAGAATAAATGCGGTGAATAGCAGATTGCGCTCAAGTGGCGGCGATCGCTATTTGTTTATAGACCCCAAATGCAAGCACACGATTAAGAGCCTTGAGCGTCAGACGTACAAAGAAGGAACGAGCCAGCCTAACAAAGATGGCTTTGACCACCTGAACGATGCACTAGGCTATTTGGTCGAATTTTTATTCCCTGTACGAACTGAGTACAAGGTAGAACAGCCTACAAGGTGGACTTAATGCGTAGCACAGACATTCAATACACTCACCCAGATTACGATAATAACAAAGATCGCTGGGAGTTTTACCTCCGCTCTTACATGGGTGGCGAGGACTACAAAAACGGCGGTTACCTAACCAAGTACATTAACGAGGACAAGGATAGCTATGCTCGACGTATAGACCTTACCCCTATCGACAACCACTGCAAGAACATCGTTCATATCTACAGTAGCTTTTTGTGGCGCATTCCACCCGTACGGCAGTTTAACAGTATCGCTGAAGACCAAGTACTTGCTCAATTCATAAAGGACTCAGACCTTGACGGCAAAGGCTTTGATGCTTTTATGCGTGAGGCTCAGGTATGGTCAAGCGTTTACGGGCATGTCTGGCTAATGGTAGATAAGCCTGCATCAAATGCTGGTACAAAGGCTGAAGAAATTAGCCAAGAGATTAGACCATACGTCACAATGTTTACGCCTGAAAACGTATTCGATTGGAAGTGGACAAGAACTGCCTCTGGCCGTTATGCCCTTACTTATTTAAAGGTTCGCGAGTCGGTAGATAAGATTGACGACACTACTACTGAAGCTTATTTCAGAATATGGACAGAAACTGAGATTGAAAGCTGGCATTGCGTAAACGACAGAGAAACTAAGATCGACACAGTACCTAATCCACTGGGACGTATTCCTGCGGTGTATTTGCCTGCACAGCGTTCAGTAATTAGAGGCATCGGTATTAGCGACCTGTCAGACGCTGCTTCAATGCAAAGAGCCATCTATCAAGAGCTTTCAGAAATTGAACAGCTAATTCGCATATCTAATCACCCAACTTTGGTGAAGACCTTTGGCACTGACGCAAGCGCAGGAGCAGGTGCAATAATCAACATGCCTGACGATATGGACGCTAACATGAAGCCGTATCAGATGCAGCCAAGCGGTTCAAACTTAGACGCTGTACGAGCAAGCATTAACGATAAGGTAGAAGCCATTAACCGTATGTCTCACATGGGCGCAGTTCGTGGCACTCAGGCAATGACTCAGTCTGGCGTGGCTATGCAAACAGAGTTCCAGATGCTTAATGCTAAGTTATCTGAGAAGGCTGACATATTGGAGCTTGCTGAAGAACAGTTGTGGGGCTTCTACTGCATGTGGCAGCAACAGACAAGTGATGTAGAGGTATTCTACCCGAACTCATTTGACCTGAGAGACTATGACAAAGAGCTGACCTTCTTGCAATCCATGCGGGCATCTGGCGTTAAATCGACAACCCTAATGCAGCAGATTGATAAGCAGATTGCTGACCTAGTGCTTGATGACGAAGAGCTGGCAAAAGCTCACGTTGAGATTGAATCAAACTCACTGGGACTTGGGCAGTTTGCACCAGTAGAGCAAGCTACTGAGATTCAGCTTTAATGGCTAGTGCTGACGCTTACGCAGAAATACTCGATAAGCTTGCAGATAAACATCAAGCAAGACTTGCCGCTGCTTTGAGGTTATTGGAAGCAAGGTTGATACAGTTTATGTCTGGTGCGCCACTCAACGGCGGCAATCTATTTGACTTGGCTTGGGCTATTGCTGCAAGACCTCAAATTAAAGCCCTAATAAACGAGGTGTATT